CCGCCGCCTTTCGGTGCGTAGATAGCCGGGTCGACGGCCACGTCGTAGGGGCGCACTCTCGTGGCAATCCAGCGCTCGTCTAGGCCTTCGATTTCCCTGTTGGTGTCTTCGATGCCCGCCAACTCCATGGCCGCGCGCGGCGTGACGCCGAAAGCCTCGGCGATCTTGACGGCTCGGTCTATCGCGCTGTTGGAGTCGTCTTTCAGGAAGGGCACGTCGGAGAAGTCAAACGCCAAGCGGTGCCCGATAGCCGCAGGCTGCGCGCCCGTGCCGAGTCCCTTGATGATCGAGACGAGCGAGTGATTAAGCATGTCGCAGAGCTTCTTCGCTTCCGGCATGATCGTGACCTCGTACCAGACACGCATGGCCTCGTGGGCGTTGGCCCGGTTTACGTCGTCGGTGATGCCGAGCACCGGCTTGGTGGCGCCCAGCACCATCATTTCCCACTGGCTGTTGCGGTCGATCAGCTCGCCGAATTCCATGTCCTTCGGCCTGAGTCCGGTCGATTTGAACTCTGCGCCGCCGTCCACGACCACGACCTTGCCGGCGTTCGAGGCGCCGCCGTGCTGTTCTTGCCAAGACTGGGCGATCGCCATTTTCTTCGGCCGATCGATCGTTTCCTTAACGTGGAGGAAGCCGCCCGGCTGCCCGCCGTTCTTAAGCAGCGCGTCCATGTACCGGTCGACGGTATAGTCCTGCTCCAGCTTGCGCCTGACCGGAGAGAGCGGCCCCATGCCACGGGTGCTTGAGTCCGGGGAAACCTTGAACAAGAACGCGGCCGCGCCGGCCGGCCAAGACTCGCCCGAGTTGATATTGTAGTGCTTCGGGAGCGCGCCCGCGCCCGCCTCACACATAGGCGTCATGTGCTCGCCGCGCACGGGCCACAGGTACTTGGGCACCTCGATATCGCTGCCCATTGCTGTGGACTGGCTCATCGGCTTCGAGTGCTCGTTCATGAACAGGACCAAGCACTCGCCGTCAAGCAGGAGCGACTGCACGATTTTGGTGCGGAACGCCACGCCCGACTGGAGCGGGTTGGGCCTGTTCAGCAGGTTGATAAGCGCGTTCTCCTTGGGCGTGCTCCGGAGCGTGGCGGAGCCTGTGCGCTTGCCGTTGCCGCCTCGCGTGGTGCCCGCGTCGCCGTACTGAGAAACACAAACCCACTTGGGCTGGCCGTCCACAATGACTTGCCGCTCAAGCCGAATGCGCCGCGCGGCGATGGTGTCCGCGATTTTTGTGACGCAGGCGTACACCATCGGGTGCTGGGCGTACGGGCTCGACATGGTGGGACGGCCCGCCAAGTTGAGCGTCACCATGCCGCCGTAATAGTCACCACCGAACGAGCGGAACGTGGCAGCCGGGCCAACAGCCATGGCGTAGGACAAGAACAGATCGCCCGTGATCGATTTGTCGTCGAGACCAGGAGCGTCTACCGCAGGCGTCGCTTCCCAGCCCTCAAAGCTCTTGAGCAGATCAGCAGGCGGCGTGCTCTCGCCGTCCGCCCGCATGGCGTACGAATAGCCACCGCTGGACTTGCCAACGATTGCGCGCTCCGCGTCGAGCGCGTCCACGTCGTAGGTGCGCAGCACTGGCTCGAGTTTGGCGGGTTGCTCGGTCATGGATTAGGCCGACGTATCGAGAAGGTACGGCGTTGCCGCGGGCGGCGAAGTCGCGCCCATCATGGTGGCCGATGCGCCCATCGTGACGGTGCCGCCTGGGTTCACGTTGAGGCGCACGTGACGCCGCACGTCTTGCGCGCGAATCCAGATTGCGCGAGTCCCCGCAGCCACGCCGGCGGCCAAGGAGGTCGTGTGCGCGGTGTTCACGAAGGTCACGCCGTCCGCGCTGTCCTGGATGGTGAAGACCACCGGGCTGGTCGCGACCGCCGAGAGGGCAAGCTCGAGTTTTGCTTGATCGAACTTTGCCATGTCAATCGACGCCGTGTTCGTCGAGGAGGCGTAAACCGTGCCGTCCAGAAGGTGCAGGCTTTTCGTGTCTTGTTTGCGGTCCATGACCAAAGGCTATCGGTGCGGCTGCCTGCCCACACATGCGATTATGGGCGGTCGCACAAATTCCTGAGCCGTCGGCAGATTTCCGGTAGGTTTTTGGAAAACTACCGGGCCGCCGTCTCTTTAGTTTTTTGCAGTTTTTTCTGGTTAGTCGTCTCCCCTCGCCCGTACCCATGGCATACTTCACCCGTGGAAAGCGGATGGGCCGCTGACCAACACCAACACCAACTACACCACTAAAGGAGACCAAGACCATGAGTAATAAAGCAGCTGCCTTCTGGCACAACCAGGAGTCCGAAGATGGGCGATGCAAGCGCGGCGAGCGCCTTGAAGCGGGAGATGCGAGTGCGCGCAGAGATTATCGCTGACGTGGAGGGCTGGCCTTGGCTTGTCCAGTCGTCGTATCAGCACGGGGAGCACGTCATCGTCTTCGCGCGCGGCCCCTTGGCCTTCCGGTGCTCCGCCGTTGCGGCTGGTAGCGCTGAGCCGTGCCGTTACCCTGTGACGCCAGGACGCACGCGGTGCCGCTTCCATGGGGGGCGCTGGATTCGAGGCTCTAGTCCGGTTATGGCGCCGGCAGACAAGCACCTCTTCGATGCCCTGCTGGCGCGCAAGCGCTCAGCGCCGGAGAACGACTTGCGCGACATTGAGGAGGCCATTGAGATGGTGGGGCTTGAGCGCCAGATCCCCTTCGATTCGATCTGGCCTCCGGTCGAGTATTAGCCGACCCAAACGTAGTCCGCGCTCCCTGATAAGCTCATGCTCATGACCCAGGCGTCGGTGAAGTCTGTTGACTTGCCCTTGAGGCGCTTGCGGATGCGCTCCTTGGGCTCGATCTGGATCTCGTCCTTGTCCAGGTAGAGCACGCGGGTGGCCTCTTTCCATATTTCTTGCCACTCCGGGGGGATGCAGCAGATGCCCTTGCGAAGGTTTTGCCGCGCCGCCCAGTAAAGCTCGGCGCGGCGGTTCTTCACTTTTTGCCCGTAGCCGATGGCCTCGTTGTGGTCACCCTTAAGCCCGCCGCCGAAGTCGCAGCCCTCGACCATCCAGCCGCGCCGGCGCAGCGAGTCGACCACGCCCGCCCCCATGTTGAGCACGTCGATGTGGACGTTGCCGCCTGGGATGCTGAACTTCGCGATCACGTCTTCAACGCGGTCGGCCACCTTCATCATGTCCTGAGAGTGCCAGGAGACGGCGTAGATGACCTTGCCGTGCTTCTGGACGACGATGGCATTCTTGTCGCTGTTGCCGCGCGCGCAGTCGACGCCGGCGTGGACGCCCCAGGCGTTCGGCCTCCAAAGCTCAAGCGCGCCCTCGAAGTCGCCCATCGAGAAGACGGCGAACTCATCAGAATCGCCGGCGAACTGCGCCTTGACGCGGATCTTGTACTGCGCGGAGTCCTCGTTCCAGTAAGCCGCCTGCTCTTCGGCCCAGCCCGCCTTGATGATGTGGGGTGGCACATTTTCGGCGGGGATGCGGATTGTCTCCCAACTCGGATCTTGCTCTGCCTTGTTCCAGAAGTCCTCCCACCAGTCGTTTCGGTTGGCGTTGCCCTGAATCAGGAAATAGGAATTCTCACGTGTCATGTACGAATTCATCGCCTCAAACTTGAAGTCCTGCGCGGCGCCCGCTTCCTCAATAATCGCGAGCAGGCCGCCGTCCCCTCCCACAATGTCCAAGCCGGTCGCGTGCAAGCCCTGCATGTCGGGCGCGTTGTCCGGGCTCACTCCGTCACAAAGCCACTCTGGGCCGATCTCCCATTGTGGGCTTTTGTTGATGACCCCAGGCCAGGTGTGGAGACACTTTCTTGACGCCTCGCGCAACTTCCGGTGGGTCGCCATAACCTGCGCGTAGGTGCCCGCGGTGTGCCGCACGCGCGCGTTTACTCGGGTCGTCATAAACCAGGGAATAATCAAGTGGCCGAGCTGAAACGACTTGCCCAGGCCGTTGCAGCCGAGCACCGCCACCTTGCGCTTCTTGACGAGAGCCCGAAGGATGTCGGCTTGGCCCTTGGTCCCATTCACTCCCTCCCATGGCTCGACGTTGCCGATGTCGCGGCCCCAACCGATCGGGTCGTGCCTGTATTCGTGGAAGGGTGCCGCCTTAGTCAAGCCGATGCGCGGCCCCACCATTTCGAGGGCCAGCCGCATCGCGCGGCTAATAAGAAGCTGCGAAGGCGAAGGTGTTTTCATTGACCCCGAAGGTGCGCGCAATCGTCTCAGCCGTTTCAATCCCTGCCACCTTGGCGACCTCCTCCACCCACCGGGCAAAGAAGGCGGCGAGTTGGCCCTCGTTGAAGGTGCGCTGGGCCGTGTACATGAGTTTTGCCAAGTCTACCTGGAACTTTTGCACGCGCTCAAGCGAGATCTCCACCTGCTCGATGGCGCGGGACTCGGCAACGCCACGGACCAGGAGCGCGCGGTGCTCTCGGAGTTTCAGGGCGGCTTCGGCGTGCTTGCCCTGGCTGCTGAGCGCCTGCGCTTGGTCGAATGTGCTCAGGGCCTGCGCGCGAAAACCAGGTGTGTCGCACTCTCCATAGCGCTCGATCGAGCGGTGGAAGAGCGTGTGCGCCGCCGCAAGCGTGGCGTCCATGTCGCGCATCCCCTCGATGTTCCCCGCGACGCGGTCGTAAATGCCCGCAAGGCTCGAGTTGCCGAAGGCGCGGAGCCCATGGGTCACGGGGGCGCCTGACTTCGGCGAGCCGCCGTGCATGATGCAGACCTTTTTCCCGGGAGTGCTCTGGTTCATGCAGCGCGCGCCCGTCGTCTTGGCCTCTGCGTGGCAGCGGTCGGGCTCGGTCGGGTCGTGGATGTACTTGGCGCTCGACTTGCGCGGCTTGGGCTCTCGCGGCACGCCCTTGCGCTGGTGCTTCTTCTTCGGCGTCGGCACGGTGGCGGTCTTGCCCCTCGGCTTCGGGCCGGGCTTGCGCCTCGGTTCGGCTGGGGGTTCCTTGGCGGCCTCCGCCTTGGCGGCCTCGGCCGGCTCCACCACGTCCTTGACCACGCGCGGCTTCACCACTCGCACCACCTTTTCCCCTTTAGGCATGGTCGAAGGCTAGCACGAAGTGGCGGTTTCGGTGCAAAGAAAGCGGGTTGCGGCGCTCTCGTCGGACGTTCTCTAGTGGTTGCAATTCAGCGCACCGGCACTCGGGCTGCTCACCAAGCACGTACCGGTGCATCAGTCCGCCCGCTCTGCAACGATCTCCTCGAAACTTCGACCATCGCCCGCCAAGGTGGCCTTCCCCCCCGTGAAGCGCTGCCAGCGGTCCACGATCATGTCGACGTAGCGGGGGTCCAGCTCCACGCCGAAGCAGTGTCGGCGTGATTGCTGAGCGGCGATCAGGGTCGTGCCCGAGCCGAGGAACGGGTCATACACGCCGTCCCCCTCAGCGCCGTGATTGACCATGGGGCGCACCATGCACTCGACGGGCTTCTGGGCCGAATGGTTCGTGCGCCCGTCGTCGACGCTGCCCTGGCTCGCGTGCAACTTCGGAATCTCCCAAAG